CCACACTTTGGGCACTCAACGCGATCTAATTTGAGATCGCTTACTGGTCTATCCATGATTTTGTGTGCGTAGTTTGGTTATTTATGCAATTTTACAAAATTTTTATATTTATAATTGTGTAAAAGCTGACTTAATGTTTTGTTACTTATTGTAATACAAAGACTTAAATATCAAATCTGTTGAATTCAGTACGTCCTTCCATTAGTTCCTTTAGAGCTTTGACTTTTTCGTAACCTTTTTCTCTGTAACTAATTTCTTCATTTAAGACAAAAAGAAACTCTTCATAGATACGGCGAGCTCCATACTCTTCTTCATCAAGCACTTCACAAATATAGTCACGTAAGCGATCCTTACGTTGCTCTTCGTACTTTTTCATAAGTTCAAATGTAAATTCATTGTCTTTTATAATAAAATCATCCATTACCAAATCCCTTTTCTTTTCTTTTACGATCTTTTTCTTCCTTCAAAAATTGAAGTTGTTTTTTCATGTAGATGATTTCAGCATCTGTATAAAGCTCAGATTGGTCTAATGCTTTATTAATCAGTTTCTTGATCTCTTTGCGTCTGCCCATTTAAGTCCAAAGATAAACGTAGTTCACCACCTAAAGGTGTTTCTCCTTCCTTTACTTCTGTAAATTTAGGAGCTAATGGTGGCTCAATCTCGTCCATTTTATCATGATATTCTTCAATTGCCTTATCAACTTCCCTTTTTATTCTTCTTTTGAGAAGAACAGGATTGTTGATTACAACATCATTAATATCATCTATCTTAAATTTACGAGAAATTTCATCAATAAGATCCCAAACTTTTCCTTCATCAACTTTAAATACCTTCCTGAGAAGGACAACTAATACATTGATGAGCCAATTGATAAGACCTCTCTTTACGACGTTTTCTTTACGTCCAATTACAAAGAGGTCTATACCAGAAGGGGGTTTGGGTTCCTTATCAAACATTCACAGCCACTTCTTTAAGTTGTAGCCTATTTAGATAGGAATTAGCATAGTATGTTCTATTTCCATGAATTCCCCAACCAAGCCAACGATGGGCACCATTCATATAGTAACCAATACTTTGACCGGGATTCTTCAATTTAGGTTCAAACTTCTGCCATTGATACTCAGCAAACATATAAGCTGTTTGAGCTTCGATCGTAGATGGATTCATACCCCTATTAAAGGAATAAGTTCCTAGTCCACGATAGCGGTTATAACTAGTCCACTGGATAAGACCATAACCACCATAGTTGCAACTACCGTAGCTAATTCTTGCCCCTCCTTCACAAATGTTTGGAACGAACCTACTTTCTTGTTTAATGTTTCCAAGAACAGTCGCCAAAGCATATTGATCGGTGATACCCCTATCCTGAAGGGCTTGGAGCACATAGCGCTCATTTTTAGTTCCATGAGGAAGAACCCATCGATCTTCTTTGACCACTGTAGGTTTTTCTTCTGTAAGCTTTTCTTCTGTAAGCTTTTCTTCTTTTACCTCAAGAACTTGCTGTACAGATTCAGCTACAAGGGGTGCTCCTATAACAGGATTGACTGCAAAAAGTGCTGAGGCAATTAGTAATTTACTAAACAAAATTTTAAAATACTAGAACTCGACAGGGGTCTCAACTTGAGACGACAGATAAATAATAGCAGACTGTCTTTCTCAAGTCAAGCCCACTACTACAACTTTTATTTAACCCATGGACAAGCCCGAGGAGTATCCCACCGGACCTAACATGTGTGACTTAGATAATTGTATCACCGCTATTGGTGAAATGATCATTAAAAATAATGGAGATCAAGGTGCGATTGGTTTTTCAAAACAAGTTGATTTTTCAAAAGTTCAAGATGAGGATTTTTGGAACTCATATAATGATGATCCATTCAACCCCCAAAGTTGAATACCATCTCTAAAGCCTTGGTCCATTACATGATAATGTGAAGGACCAAGCCAAGCTTTATTAACATACAGAACTCCATTCACCTCAAACTTATCATTTGTATGGAATGCTCCACCAGATAAGTTAAAAATAATATCGTGAACAGGATTCTTTAAAATAATATCACCATTATTATATAGAGCCTCTGCAGAAAAGTATCTGTAGGGGTGTTTTTGTCTGTGTAATCTATAAGAGCAAGTGAATTCAGTTCCTTTTCTCTCGTGTTTTACATAAACTAAAGAACATGATTTAGGATCATGTTGTACTTGTTTTTTATTATCAAAAGTACCTTCAAACCAATTGAGAAAAGTATCAAATTCTACGTTGACCATAGATCACCTTCAGCAATACGACGACGTGCAAGACCAGCTTCTACGCTACTACCAGGATTACGATAGAGATACAATGCATCAGGCACTTTGTCCCACTCTTTATCTCTCAATACTCTAGTAATTGTATTGAAATCTGGGCTACCATAAAAACGAGCACCTAGATTATAAGCAAAACTCAATAGAGCACCATGCTGATTATCATTCATCTCATCCCAATAAGGGATATCATTTTCAATCTGTTTGAGATAATTTTCTCTTAGTTGAGTTTCAAGAAGAATATCAGCTTTTTCTCTTGTTATTTTGTCTCCAAGTTTAAAGCGAGAACCATCCAAATCATAAGTTGACCCCCAGCCAATAGTAATAGGCTCAGCCCCAGAGAGAGGATCAGGATAGGCGTGAACATAACCATCTTCTTTTAGAACATGTAATCCTTCAAACTCCTTTATAAGTTCAACACCAGCTTTAGGAAGAACTCCTTGTCCGCTTTTCTGTGCCTCAACTTTGGAGTAGAAGATGCGTCCCCAACCACTATTAGGACCATCAGGGGTCCATCTATGGCTTAGAACAGATCTAGTATAAACGACTGATTTGCCGTTGTAAACATCTGTTGTGTAACCATCATTTAGGCTACCAAATGGGTCATGGCAAATATAATCACCATTATTCTTCTTACCAATAACAACAACCATATGACCACCAGTTGGTCTATCTATTGTTCCTCTGTGGAGAATTCCAATAACAACGGGTCTACGGGCTGTTAGTTCTCTATCAAGGTCATCAAAATTTAGGTTATAGCTAAAGCTAGATTTGACACCATAATCTTCTAATGCCTTGGTTTGAACTGCATGGTCTGTGGTATCACCATAATTGAATACAGTTTTGATATATTCATCATCACCTTTGGGTCCTTCTAATGTACCAGGTTTGAAATACTCAAGGCACATTGCACAGGAAGAACTATTACAAGTTCTATTAGCGTCTCTGTAATTATCTGTCTGTGGATAGTAAGGAACAGGTAATACTAAAGCAGGCTCTTCTACTACAACTTCAGCCTGATTTCTGTATGTCTTTACCCATTCTGATTTCTCATCCAAAAGATGCGGTGCATCTTTAGCCAAGGCTGCTTCTAGTATTTCTATAGCCTTGACGTGATGCTGAACATCTTCAGAATAATATTTAAAAAAGTTTCTAAGCTCGATGTTCATATAGTTGAACTGTAGAGGTAGTTTATTTATTCCAGTAATCTTTTTTAAAATATCGATTAAGAATCTGATTATTATAGTAAAGGGGTTCGCCATTCTCCATAGCTTCGGTCAAAACTTTATATTTGAACAATGCTTCTGTTTCAGCAAAGTTTGTTTTACCTACAGTCTTGTGTAAAGAAAGTATCTTACGGGAATAATTTTCAGCGCCATTATTTTTTACTTCTTCTTTTAGTTCATCATTAGAACCATAATACTTTTTCCAGTCACTTTCACTGGTTACTCTTCGTGACTTTCCTTTTGGCTTTCTCTTTTGCCAAAAGTATTTTCTACCAATATACTTTCTTCCTGTGACTTTGCTTTCAATGAGGTATACAAAGCCATAATATTCTCCAATTTTCTCAGAAGTAAAAGGGTGTCCTTTGTACATCCAAGGATTATCATAGTCTACCAAATCATCTTTAAATCTCTATAGTATCTATAATGTCTTTTCACCCTCGACAAGGCTGATTATACTCAAAAAAAGACCCCCTGTCAAGCAGAGGGCTTATGATCTTTCATTCCATTATGATTTCCATCACCAGGAAGCTTTCCATGAAGTAAGTATGTAATAGCTTCTTCTGCACCTTTTAGCCTATCCAAATCAGCTCTTACTTTATTGTATTCATCATAAGAAGCTTGGAGTTCAGATAATTTCTTCTGAAGTTCCATACTCCTATTTGAAAACCTCATTAAGAGCTGTGCAGGGCTTTCTGTTGGCTTCACTTTTCTACACCTTCACTATCTGTATCAGCTAGGAGATAATCAGCAATCATATCCATGGCTTCTGCGCCCATTGTGAGCTTACTCTGAACCCATGCAGGGAGTTGCATCATCTTATCACCACCAATATACATACGAATTCTTTCAATGGCGTTTTCTGCGGTGGCTAGCTGCCTTAGGACCATATATCCTTCGGGGTCAGCTTCTAGTCCTTTAGCAATCTCTTTATGACCCTCTGAGAGGCTCTCAGAGCCCTCTACAAGGGCTAGGATGGCTTCAGCAGATTCTGTGGTCATACCTTGTAGAATAATGTCTACTTCAGCCACAGAGTCAGCGTGACCGGTCTCTAGTAGATGTTCAGCAATATCTACGTAAATATCAGTTGCTTCTTCGGATAGCTCAGCTGCTTTTGAGCCTTGTAGTGCTAGCTCGATGCACTCTTCCCTAGTCATTAGATCAGAATCGTTAATAAAATTATTTATAAAAAAAAGAGCCTAAAATAGGCTCCCTTATTGTATCTTATTATACTCTTATTATAGAGAAAAACCAGCGAACTGATTTTCGGTCATATCTTGATTGAGACCACCAACAATATAAGAAGTAATTTCTGTTTCTTGTGGTGCAACTTGTACGGACTTGGAGTTTGTCCAATGCTCAGTCCAAGGAAGAGGATTATTCTTTGCTGGAATATCGTAGATAGGATCTAATCCTAGGGACTTCATACGACGGTTAGCAATCCATTCAACATAGTTGGATAGAAGCTTTTGGTTAAGACCAATCATAGAACCATCTTTGAATAGATATTCTGCCCAGTCTTTCTCTTGATCGACAGCTTGCTTGAATGTATTAATGACCCATTGCTTTTCTTCCTTAGCAATTTGAGCCATTTCGGCATCATCACCTTTGATCCAGTTCTTAAGGATATTTTGAGTAACTGCTAGATGCTGACTCTCATCACGGGCAATTAGAGAAATAATCTTAGCTGAACCTTCCATCTGCTTTAGCTCACCAAAAGCGAAACTACAAGCAAAAGATACGTAGAAACGAATACCTTCTAGGATATTAACGTTAGCCACAGCGCGATAAAGCTTGCGCTTAAGCTCACGACGAGTCTCAATAGCTGCAGGAACTCCATCTTGTACGTGTCCCCACATTGGTCCAGAGCCATACTCTTGTGCTGCGTTAATGAAATCATTGTAAGCAGCGGTAACTGTTTCTGCCCTTTCAAGAATTCTTTCATCCTCAAGGATGGTATCAAATACTTCGGCAGAATTCGCATAGATGTTCTTAATAATGTAAGTATAAGAACGGGAGTGGATCATCTCCATAAACTCCCATGTCTTTACACAACCTTCAAGTTCAGGTAGAGAGCAGTATGGAGCAAACGCCATACCAGGACCACGACCTTGGACAGAATCTAATAGGATTTGATACTTCAAGTTAGAAGTAAAAATGTGCTTGTGCTCGGGGAGCAATTTCTGATAATCGGCTCTATCTTTTTGTAGAGAGATTTCTTCTGGTTTCCAGAAGTAACCAATCATTTGTTGATTTAGCCTTTCAAAAATAGGATACTTGTAAGAATCGTATCTTTGGACACCAAGTGGTTGACCGAAAAACATAGATTGTCTTTTTGTATCAACCACATTAGTATTAAACACAGTCATTCCTTCAATAGCTTTTTTGGTTTCGGCTTTCGTAAGGAAGTCCATATTAGATTCTGTCTTCGACATTGTAAACGAGTAACTTAGATTTTACAGGAATCGCAGTCATCATCTCCTTCTAATTCGGAGAGCAAACCATCGACGTTTGTTTCTTCCTTAGCATCATCAGGATCTACTTTCATATCGTAAGTATTCTGATAGTAAGAAGTCTTCCAACCGTACTTATATGTAGTTAGAAAATCCTGAGCCATTTCCGATACAGGAACATTATTATCAGGATACTTTTCTGGGTTGTAGTTCCAGTTACCAGAGATAGCTTGGTCAAAGAACTTTTGCATCACAGCAACAATATTGATATAGCCTCTATTGTTTGGCTGCTCCCAAAGAAGTGTGTAGTCATTCTTTAGAGTCTGATAAGAAGGAACAATCTGCTTGAGAGGTCCTTTCTTGGATGATTTGATGGATAGATAACCGCGAGGTGGTTCAATACCATTGGTGGCGTTACAGACGACTGAGGAGCTCTCAGAGGGCATCTGTGCGCTTAGAGTGGAATTGCGGATTCCATATTTTACCACATCTTCGCGTAGTTTTTCCCAGTCAAGTTTTAGTTCATTAGGAACTAATTCATCAACATCCTTCTTATAAGTATCGATAGGAAGAATTCCTTTTGAATACTTAGTTCTATCAGACCATCCACAAGCACCTTTTTCTTTAGCAAGATTTACAGAAGATTGAATTAGATAATACTGGAAAGCTTCTGTTAGATCATGTACAAGTTCAAGTGCCTTAGGATCTGAATAGCTTACATGATGCTTAGCAAGATAATGAGCGAGACCAATGTATCCAACGCCCAAAGAACGGCGATTTTTGGTAGCAATTTCTGCAGCTTTGATGGGATAATTTTGGAAGTCAATAAGTTCATCGAGACCACGTACAGCTAGATCACATAGCTCTTCCATTTCATGGAGAGAACGTAGCTTACCTACATTGACTGCTGAAAGGATACAGAGAGCAATTTCACCTTCTACATCATCAATATGTTCTAATGGTTTGGTAGGTAGCGTAATCTCTTGGCAGAGATTGGACATTTCTACTTTATCAAGGAAAGAAGAGTGCTCATTACAATGGTCAATATTCATAATGTAAATACGACCAGTTTCAGCACGTTCTTTTAGTAAATCAAGAATAAGCTCTTGGGCACTAACAGCTTTTTGAGGAATGTCTGGATCGCCTTCATAAGCTCTGTATAGCTTATCAAAACCTTCTGTTCCAAAAGCTTCGTGTAAGCCAGGAACATCGTGTGGGCTGAAGAGAGTAATGTGCTCGTTTTTAATGAAACGTTCATAGAAGATTTTAGATAGCTGGATGCTGTAATCGAGCTTTCTAACACGGTTATCTTCTGTTCCCTTATTGTTTTTGAGAACGATGATGTCCTCAATCTCTTGGTGCCAGATTGGGAAGTGAACAGTGGCTGAACCACCACGAATACCATTTTGAGTGCAGCAACGAACCGTAGATTCAAACTTCTTTAGAAAGGGGATGACGCCCGTATGGGAGACTTCTCCACCACGGATTTTACTGTTGAGACCACGGATTCGACCGGCGTTGATCCCGATTCCAGCTCTTTGTGCAACATATCTGCCAATAGCCATATCACTGCTAAAGATGCTATCGAGAGAGTCAGCGGAGTCAATAAGAACACAGCTAGCGAATTGCCTAAGGGGCGTTCTAACGCCTCCCATAATAGGCGTTGGAATATTGATACGGTGTTTGGAGATTGCGTCATAATATTTTCTTACATAAGTCATGCGAGTATCCTTAGGATACTGGGAGAAGATAGTAGCTGCGATTAGCAGATACATGAACTGGGGAGTTTCATAGATCTTTCCACTAGTTCTATCTTGGACTAGGTACTTATCGAATACCTGACGGAGACCAGCATAAGTGAAAATAAAGTCACGTTCATGATTGATAATGTGATTGAACTCCTCAAACTCCTTATCATCATAGAGATCAAGAATGGCTGCGTCATATACACCAGCATCAATACAATTTTGGACATGAGTCTTTACATCTGGAACCTCATACATTCGACCATAAAGTCTCTTGCGTAGATCGAATAACATTAGACGAGCAGCTACAAACTGATAGTTTGGATGCTCAAGATCAATAAGGTCAGAGGCAGAACGCACTAGAACCTCTTGGATATTTGCGGTAGTAATGCCATCGTAGAATTGAATTTGGGAATTCATTTCTACTTGTGAAGAAGAAACACCCGCAAGGTCTTCGCAGGCAGCCTCTACCATAACATGAAGTTTGTTAATATCTAGGATTTCTTTTTTCCCAGAACGCTTAACAACTTCAATCTGTTCACTCATAGTTTTTTCCATTCGTTATACTTAATTCTTGCGGTTAGTGCTTGGTATATATTCGATTTTAGCATGGCATTTACATTAATACCAGCTAATACCATATCATTGATGTCCTTTTGATTGATTTTGGTAGGAAAGATAACAATCTTATCCCCTCTATTGATTACCTTTTCAATTCTAGAACAGATTTCTCTGTTACGTGGTTCATTGTCATAAACATAGACAAGATCCTTGAAGCCCAGACTATCTAATGATACGTCTGCACCACACATAGCAATTGAATTACTGATAAACGTAGAGTCAAAAGGACCTTCTAGGACAAAAACTGTATCGTTTTTATCAACATCTTCTAGTCCGTAAACTTTTGGATGCTCATCATCAATCATGATGGTAATGTATTTAACCTTGCTCGGAAGTAGAGCTCTTCCTTGAAAGCCAAACATAGAACCATCTTCTCTCAAAAGAGGAATAATAATTCTAGGCTCATCGTAGGAAGTATCTGGAAAAGCTTTGGTCTGAGTATTAGACCATTTTTTGAACTTCTCAGCGTAGTAAAATTTATCTGGGTCTAAGTTTCTTTTTTGAAGATATTCTCTTGCTACATCATCTGATGACGCTTTAGGTAAGTCAATAACTTTCTTTTTGAAGATTGGTTTTTGGAATTCTAATTTTGGCTCAGGTGTACTGAAGTTTCTGCCAGTATGTCCCTCCTTAAACTTTTCCATTTGATACTGTTTATAAAGAACAGCATCACGTTCTTTGAGAAAGGAACTAAAGGACATACTAGCCCCACAGTTATGACATTTGAAGTTCGTATTATTTTTTACAGCATAAAAATATCCCCTCGCTTTAGTTTTGTTCCTAGAAGAATCTCCACATAGTGGACAACGAAAATTATAAAGATCCGATTTCTTCTTTGAGAACTTATCTAAGCGAGAGGATAATAGACTAATATATTTGGAATCAATCAAGTCCATTACGAAAGAGCAGTCACCTGGGGGATTCTATTTTAGCAGAAGATTGTCCCATTGTGGGGATATTATTCTGAATCAAACCGGCATTAAAGAGAAATGTAAATGCAAGAACAATACCAGAAGCAATGAAGAGTTTTTTCTCTAATGCACTAATACGAGCGCTAAGTTCACCTGAACATGATTTAACTTTTTCTTCTAGTTTAGCAAAGTCATCAGTCAAGTCACCAGTCACTCTTTTGGTCATAGAGAATTTCTCCTCATGAACCGCTATCATTCTGCTAATATTTACATTTAAGCTGCTGATCTTTTCGATAGTTTCATCTAGATGATCAACAACGCTCTCCATATTACCAACTTTTTCCTCAAGGACTGCAACCTTAACAAAGTCAAGATCTCTTGTCCCTTCCATTTTTCCTCCTTTGAGATTTAATGGCTTCACGGTAAAACATATTGAGTTTTCTAGGAGCCCTTCTACGAAGGTCAACTAGGACGTTCTTTTTCTTCTTCTTATTATAAACTGGGGGATCATCAGGGGGTAGACCAGCAATAGCACCATCAGATGCATTGTTGGTAGGTGCTCCAACGGCACCCCCACCCATCGCACCGTCTTCCTTCAATGCACGATAGACTTCTAGAAGTTTTTGAATTTTATTTTGATGCATTGATATTCTCCAGTTGCTCCATGCAGTATTCATCTATTGAAATTTCATCAATAAAACTTCTAGGAAACTCGGGGAGCTTTCCTAAAAATAATAAGAAAGTTTTAATAGATGACCACAAATCTTTTTCTAGGTTATAGAAAAGAAGAGGGACTGCAGCATCGCCAAAGACATTAAAAAGAACTGTTAGATGATTTAAAATAAGATGTGTCTTCAGAACATTATTGTTAATGTAACGTCTTAATAGACGCTTCACATATTTGATCTTCTTCAAATCGTCTTCAAAATCCTCACGAGTTACAGCGTGAGGATTATTATAGAACTTAATAGCGAATAGGAGATAGTTATCATCATTTAGTTCGTTAAATCGCATAATCTCCTATCATATATCAGCTACCAGGACCGAAAGCTTCGGGGTAAGGTCTGTAGGTGTTGATACCGTAGCTAGAACCAGCAACTAAGATCTCAGTCTTTACTCTAGTTGTAGTGATTCCAGTTTCATTATTGGTTACGGTATAAGTGGTAACTCCAACATAA